TGGATTCTCTTTTTCAAACTGATTATCCTCATCAGAAATATCGTTACTTGCCAGGTTGCCATCATCATCTTCATCTTCTCCTGCAGACAATCCAAAGAGAGCCTGAAGGATCTGCCTCTTTGCATAAGTAAGTGCACTACCCACTCCTTGAGGGTTGGGTTTATCAAGGATCAGTTCATAATTGGATTGGATGTACTGACCAGTTTCTTTATGAAACAGAATTGTAATTAAGCCTGATCCAGTGGGAAACATCATGATACCCAAACCATGCTCCTGACATACTGGATCTATCTTTTTAACAAGGGAATCTAACTGGATATAATCTGATTGAAAATGTGGATTAGTACCACCTGCATAACATGTGCTTTTCAGGACAGATTTTACAGCAAACCATGACTTGAAAATATCTTTACCTGTACCAAATATTTGGAATTGATTTTCCATTTTACTCTCCTTTAGTTGAACCATTTAATGTTTAAAGTCTGGATACCATCATAGTAACCAGATAACCGATTTTGTTGTTGCTCATCTGACTTCTGATATTCCTGGTACTTTGATATTATACTCCGAATATGTTTGGAAGCAACATCAAGTGAATCCTGGTCCAGACGATATGCCTGAACATTATGAGGATTAGTTTTTTCACAGACAACAAATATAAAATCATAATCATCCCCTGTAATTGTTTTTAATCCATCGAGATACCACCGGGCCTGGATGTCATACCTGAACTTTTTGACTGAAGAGATAAATGCATATGGATGAGCACTTTGCATTATCTTCAGATCAATGGCAATCTTTTCCTCCTCCAGAAGTTTATCAACTCTGAATGCACCATTAATGCCATCAAACTCCGGGTGTCTGAAAAAGCCTGAGACTTCGTTCTTCCCTCTTGACTTCATGAACACACTGGAGGTAACAGGATTCTTCATTATATTATCTTTCCAACCAAGTGCCTGGGTCAGTTCATCCTGACTGATCAAAATCTTTCCTTCGTTGTTTGCCTGTTCTTCTGCAAGGAGTTTTTGTTCTCTTCCTTTCACTGTCCTTGCATCAACTTTAGGCATCACCAGATATCTCTCTGTGAGGGTATCCATTTCCAGGAGAAGGGTGTGTCCAAGTTGACCCAGTTTCAATGCCTGGGTTATTTCAAACTGTGATTTTGAGAGCCAGTGATTGACTGACTGTTGAAGAAGTTTAAGATCTGAACTGTGAAGAAAATCTTCCAGTTCAATGTAAGTTTTGAAGGGCATACCTTCATAGAAATTATTGACTTTTATACTAGTCATTTCCTCTCCTTATATATAGTGGGAATCCCCACACCAGGGATACCAGTGTGGGGTATAGGGTTTACCAGGGATCACCATCTGACTCAGTAATCCTCCAGGCCTGGATACTGTTACTGTATCCTGAATCTTTTCCTTTCTCCCATCTCCTGCCTTTTAAATTAATATCAACATTGACTTGTTGACCAACTTTATATTTCTCAAGCAGATCACATTTATTTTGAACCACTTCAATCTTGAGTAGTTCTGGATACTCAGGGTTGGGAGCATGTTCCAAAATGAACTCCCTCTTTTTGAATTTGTCAGAGATCACATTCTCATCAAATATTTCAATGATCTTTCCACTGACTTGAAACGCATCACTCATAATTACTCCATATCATAGAATTAAAAATTGAGATGCCCCACCGACTCACTAGCAGGGCACCCCGGTTAAACAGGACATCCATGTCCTTTATAGAACTACTCTCCAGAGTAGAATTAAAATGGTTTTGACTCTTCATCTGTTGATGCACATTCTTCAATTCGTTCCTTCAATAATTTCTCTGCACTGAATCTGATCCTTCCATTCTTGGCTTCATTCAGTACATGACATATTGTTGATTGGGACTCTCCAGTTGCATCTGCAACTTCCTTCAATGTTACACCTGCCCTTTTCAATCGGTGCCTTAAAGTTTTCATTATTTATCTCCTTTCAAAAGTGAACATTATTCTGAAGTTCATTGTTAATACTTGGTATGATTCAATATATAAAATTTCTAACTAGTTTACAAGTTTTTTTTAAAAATAAATAAAAAATAATTTAATTAATAATGTTTTCAATGGAATATTCAAAATATCTTTCATAGATTCTTCAATGATTACAATAGTTTACAAAGATTATAATTAATTTAAAAAATAATTAAAAAAACCCTTGTAAATTTGTTTAAAAAGGTTTAAAATTATTACAGTTAAATTAAATAAAGTTAACCCAATCGGAGAGACAATATGACAAATAAAGAAAAAGAATTAAATGCTAAGTCAACTGAAACGCTAGAAGAAAATGTAGAAGCTTTAGAATTATGTATATTTGAAACTGGTTGTCAGTTGGAGTCTGAATATGCTTTAGAAGGACTTGGGAAAGAGCATATCGAAAAAACTGATAAAGATTTTGACTTAGAAGATGAACTTTCTTTAATGAAGAAAATTTTAAAAGAGAGATATGCACTACAAGGTCTGAATGAGTTTGGACAAAAACCTAGAACCCTTGAAGATCAAGAATTCCCGTTCTAATTAACCCGGCCCCGAAAGGGGCCACACTAAGGAGAGAATATGAACATGAAAAACGAAAAGAAGATGGGAAAAGAAGAAAGAGAAGCAAGAAGTTTCCAGAAAAGAATGAAGTTATGGAAATCAATTCTTTGGAATATTGCAGATGAAGGTAGGAGTCAAAAGTTCTGGCACCAATGCTACAACAATCTTTATTACCTTCTTGAGGAATTAAACAAAAAAGAAATAGTCAGTCTTTATAAAGGACTGTCTTGGATTACCGATACTGACAGCACAACTAAAAAGGAAATCATAGAGAATATCCAGTTTGGATTAGATGCCCATTCCAATGGGATGTGTCCTAGTTTTGACATGAGTGAACTTAGGACTCGTCTTTTCTTAATAATCAATAACCGATAACCAACCCGGCCCCGAAAGGGGCCAAACAAAGGAGAGACAACATGGAAATGAGAAAAACTTTAGAAAGAATCCAATTCAGTATCCACAACAAAAGTTTTATTGTGGAATTATCAGAGTGGACCTTGCCTAGTAAGCAAGATTTTCCATTTCATATCCAGTCCCATCTTTCAGATGGAAAAATTAATAAATCACTTAACCCTTATTGTTCAAGATCTAAAGGTACATATCTTAAATCCTACAAAAGTTCAAAAAGAGCATGGGCTTGTGTAGCAAATATTATCAATCAAGCAAGAGACCATTCCCCTGAGTTTTGTAAAGTAATTGATGCAATGATTTTAACAGGGGCATCAACAGGTTACATTCTTAGTGCAGTAGCAAATTATAAAACTAAACATTAATTAACCCGGCCCCCTTTTTTGGGGGCACATTAAAGGAGAGAATATGAACACACTACTTTCACTATTTGATTATTCCTGTCACTGGTCTGGGGAATATTATGATGCTGGATGGGATGTCTATAATATAGAACTAAAATTTAAAGACCATCCCTTTTGTTTCCCTTGTGCAGATATTATGGACCTTGACTCATGTGAACAATTACTTGAGTTAAATGTTTTTCCAGATGGAATATTAGCTGCACCACCTTGTACTGACTTTGCAGGATCTGGTGCCAGATGGTGGAAGGAAAAAGATTCTAATGGAGCAACAGAAGAAAGTCTCAAATTGATTCATCAAACATTAGATTTGATTGACTTTTACAAGCCTGACTTTTGGGTCTTGGAAAATCCAGTAGGCAGACTGACTAAATTGGTGGAAGATTACACAAGTATGTATGGAAGGGTAGACATAGGAAGTCCACAATATTTCAATCCATGTGATTATGCAGGTTACCTGGATCTTTCATCAGATGATCTGGATTACCTGGCAGAGATTGATAAGAAGGATGGAGTGGGAGTTACATTTGCAGACTGGGAACACATCATCAAGTGTAATGCCTACACCAAAAAGACAGGACTATGGGGTGATTTTACAATGCCAGAACCAAAACCAATTAAGCCAGTTAAAGCAGGTGGACCCACAATAGGAACATCTGCCATGAACAGGTTGGGTGGTAAATCTGACAAGACTAAGGAGTTGAGGTCTAATGCACCCATGGGTTTTAGTAAAGCATTTTTTGAAGCTAACCAGGGTGGATATAACAGATGGTGTGCAGAAGATGATGAGAATTACATTGAAGGGGAATTAGAACATTACCCGGTCAATCCTAAAGACACCAGAGCATTATCCATAATTGAACAATATAAATAAGGAGAGAATATGACTAACAAGCAATTAAAATACTACATAACTGAATATGCAATGGATATAAAATCTTTCATATCCACTGACATTCCTGCCTACAAACTCCAAACAGAACTGATGGAATCGGCAAAAATTGTAGGTGAAGAAGATCCATTTGCCCTGGCAAGTTACCTGGAGTCAATGAGTGATGAAGGTAGAAAAACTTTTTTCAACATCGTAAGAGTCAACAGAGATAAGGAGAGAAATGGGTAAGAAACCACTGAGTAGAGAACAGATCCAAAAACTGAGGAAGGTTGTCAAGGGCAATCCCCTTCATGAACTGTTACTGAATCTTTCAGTAGATCTCATGTTGAGATCTTCAGATCTGAGGAACCTCAAAGTTTCAGATGTTATCAATCCATCTGGATCAATCAAGAAAACTGTTTCAGTGAAGCAACAGAAAACTGGAAAGACAACTCTTGAAATGCCACTGATGGAAACTTCAGTCAAGGCAATAGAAACCCACCTGAAGAACAGGGACCAGGATGATTTTATCTTCAGGGGAAACAAATCCCATTACACCAGGAAACCAATTACAACCCAACAGTATGGAAGGATTGTGAAAGGATGGATGAGTGAACT